AACTCGGTCACGGTGTCGGCCGGTGACGTTGGCGGAAAGATGACGCAGGTCTTTTACGGGACCATCGTCCGAAGCTTTCCCGACTTTTCGAATGCGCCGGATGTTAGTTTCATGGTAACGGCCACGGCCGGGTATTACGAGAAAGCGAAAACGATCTCGGCTAAGCATTACGCGGGGTCGAACAACGCAGAAACCATCATTCAGGCGCTTGCGGAGTCGGTTGGCCTCGTGTTCGCCAATCCAAACAGCGCGCATGTCGTTGTTCGCGATCAGTACCTCTATGGTTCGGCCGTCAGCCAGATCATGCAGGTTGCTCAGGCCGCTGCGATCCCCGTTGAAATCGCCAATGGAACCGTCACGATCTGGCCGAACAACGGGCTTCGCGATGAAGTTGAGATTGATCTCGGGCCAGGAAATGGGCTCGTCGGCTACCCGACGTATTACGAAGCTGGATTCATTGTTACGAGCCAGTTCAATCCGCGCATGCTGGGTGGACGAAACGTCAATCTGACGAGCGAGATCGCCAAAGCAAACGGAACATTCCCGATTCAGACCGTCACGCATCAGCTTTCCACGCTGACCGCTGACGGGCCGTGGTTCACCACTTGCCGACTCTCCCCACCCCCGTATGTCCCTGCAAACTAACCATGTCGCAGCGGATGGGGCGAGCGACATAAGCCAGTTGCGGTTCATCATCCGATCGGCATTGTCGGGTGTTCGTACATCCATTCCAGTCGAGGTGATGGCGGTCACGAACAGCGGCGGTGTGTCGGCAGTTGGGGCCGTCACGGTTCGCCCGCTGGTGAATGCTATAGATGGTGATGGCGTAGCGTGGCCGCACGCATCGGTTGCTAACGTGCCCTACATGCGGATTCAGGGCGGACAAAACGCCGTTATCCTTGATCCACAAGTAGGAGACATAGGCATTGCGACGATTTGCGACCGAGACATATCAGGGGTCAAGAACGTAGGCGCTGCGGCCAATCCTGGCAGCACGCGCAAGCACGATATGTCCGATATGGTGTACCTGATGACCATCATCGGAGCCGCGCCGACGCAATACGTGCAGTTCAATTCGAGCGGTATTTCGATTGTCTCGCCTACAGCAGTGAGCGTCACCGCGCCTACAGCCAGCATCACAACGACAGGTAACGTCAGCGTGACGGCAGGCGGATCGGCGAATGTTCAAGCCGCAACAGCAGTCATCAAGGCGGCGAGCATCAAATTGCAGAACGCCGGGTCAGCGCTTCTTAGCTTGCTCAACTCGGCTTTCTCGACGTGGGCCGCCAACCATGTGCATACCGATCCGCAGGGTGGCACAACGAGCGTTCCCACTACAGCGCCTCCAAGTAACTCTCAAACCTCAGTGGTGCAAGCCGAATGACGATCAATAGCCTATCGCTGCTGCTCGATCAGTCGGCCTGGGATTTGTGCCTGGATACGAACGGGAATTGGGCGGTTGCATCGGCGCCCTACTCGGTCGCCCAAGACGTGGCATGCGCTATCCGCACATTCCTAGGAGAAAACTGGTACGACGTCTCGCAAGGCGTCCCGTACTGGCAACAAATCCTAGGCCAGCTTCCGCCGCTCTCATTTGTGCGCAAGACGCTCGAAAACGTTGCCTTGAAAGTGCCGAACGTCAAAAAGGCTCGAGTTCTTTTCGCCACATTCAGCGGTCGCGAGTTGACCGGCCAAATCCAGATCATCGATACGGACGGCATCGCCGCAAACGTCTCATTCTGACGGTCTCAAAGCGCAGCCGCAGTGCTTGCATTTGCGCGCTTCCTTGAAGACCAACTCTTTGCAGTCTGGACACCTGACATGCGTCTCGGGAATCGGCTGATTCGCTTTCGTTGGCAGAACCAATACGAGCAGCAGCCCGATTGCCGGAGAGACAGCTATCGACACTAGGCACCACGCCAGCCCGCTCCTACCGCGAGCTTGAGCCGCCACGGCCACGACGAGCGATAGCAAGAACCAAACAACCGCGATTTCCATTTCGGATTCTCCAATGACGACCAACGTTCCTGCGATCCAGTGGGTTAATGGAAGCCCGGTACTGCCCGCAGAGAGCGCCATTCTAGCGGGAATGCAAGCCGATCAATCGGCAGCGTTCGGCGGCGGCATGAACCCCCAGTTGAGCGCGCCGCAAGGTCAGTTGGCGCAATCTCAAACCGCTATCGTTGGAGACAAGAATAGCCAGATCGCCTATATCTCTAATCAGGTCGATCCGGCAACGTCATCGGGTCGGTGGCAGGATGCGATCGGGCAATTGTATTTCCTGACTCGGCTTCCAGCCCAGCCGACTACGCTTCAGATTGCTTGCGTCGGCGCAAACAACACACCGATTCCGGTTGGCGCTCAGATCAAAGACTCGAGCGGGAATATCTACGCTTGCACGACCGCGGGGACCATTCCGGTGGGCGGTACGATCACGCTTCCCTTCGCGTGCCTCACAACCGGCCCGATTCCTGTTCCCGGTTCAACGCAAGTCACTATCTACCAAGCCATCAATGGCTGGGATTCGGTTACATGCACGTCCGGGGTGATCGGTCGTTTGGTCGAGGGCCGAGCCGCATTCGAACTGCGTCGGCAACAAAGCGTCGCTACCAACTCAGTCGGGATGCTGGATTCGGTTCTTGGCGCAGTTCTCGGGGTCGCCGGTGTTGTCGATGCATATGTGATCGACAACCCGCAGTCGACATCGCAAACGATCGGCGGGGTTTCGCTGAACGCCAATAGCCTCTATGTCTGCGTAGCGGGTAGCTTTTCGGCTCAGGCCGTCGCTACTGCCATCTGGGGCAAGAAGCCTCCTGGCTGCAATTACACGGGGAATACGACGCAAACGGTCGTCGATCCCAACCCGCAATACGCATCACCGCCGAGTTATTCCGTCTCGTTCCAGACCGCGACCAACGCCGCGATCTTCTTCGCGGTATCGATCAAGAACAGCTCTGCGGTTCCGTCCAATGCGTTAAGCCTCATCCAAACCGCGTTCGATAACGCGTTCTCCGGTGCGGACGGTGGTGTCGTGCCGAGGATCGGCGCGACGCTATTTGCGAGCCGCTTTTATGCGGGCGTGGCATCGCTTGGATCTTGGGCGCAGATCGTCTCGATCACGATGGGCTGCATCAACAATCCATCGGCTCAATTCACCGGTTCGATATCCGGCAACACATTGACGGTTTCGAGCGTGGCCTCTGGCGCGCTCGCCATAGGCCAGTTCATCACGGATACGGCTGGAAACATCGTATCGGGAACGCAGATCACCGCTGGCAGCGGAACGAGTTGGACGGTGAGCATCGCTCAAACGGTGTCGAGCGAAACGATGTTCGGCGTTGTTGCCAATCTGAACGACGTCACGATGAACATCAATCAGGAGCCGACGTTCGCCGCGGCAAACGTGACCTTGGCGTTGGTGTGACATGCTCAATTACAGCGAGACGATTCTTAGCCAGTATGCGGCATCCCCCACGCTCACGGCGCTAATCGAGAGCTTCAACGATTGCATCGATCCCACAGCAGACCTAGACGCGTTCTACAGCAACATTTGGGACATGCAGACGGCCGTAGGAAACGGCCTCGACATATGGGGGCGCATTGTCGGCATCAAAAGAGTTCTCCAAGTCTCTGCCGGTCAATGGCTTGGATACGAAGAAGCGGGTGACGGTTCGGTTGAAACACCCTTTAACGTCGCCCCGCTCTACGATGGCTCGTCGACGACAGGCAATTACGCACTGACCGATGATGCCTTCCGTTTGCTCATTCAGGCAAAGGCATACGCGAACATTTCGAACGGCTCCATCCAGAGCATCAATCAAATCCTGATGGCGCTGTTCGGCTCTACGGGCGATTGCTGGTGTACCGATGGTCAGAACATGACTATGACGTACACGTTCGATTTTCAGTTGTCTCCGGTTCAGTTCGCAATCGTCGCGCAGTCGGGCGTGTTGCCTCGCCCTGCTGGCGTGCAGTTGAGCATCGTCCAGCTTGGGCTTTACGACAACGGCGGTGTAGTCGGCATTGAAATGGGCACGTCCGGTTATCCGACGTCGCCTACCGGTCTGACAAACGGTGCTTTGTGGAACAACGCGGGCGTCGTGAGCGTGTACGGCACGACTACACCCAATCCCAGTGCCCCGCCCGTCTATTTCTCGGCCATCAACGCCACGAGCCTTTTGCGGATCGGTGGCGCAAATCTCCCGCTTACCAATCAAGGCATTGGCAGCGGAATTCTTTGGAATGACGGCGGCGTTGTCGCTATTTCCTGATTTCGGAATCTCATGCAAAGTTCGAACGTCCCCGCGAAGTTCCCGATTCCGTTCGCCAACTCGGCCGGGGCTTTGTACACGCGCACCATTCCCCAAGCTTCCCAGATTGGGATTCAGGACGGTGCGGCGTCACTCACCGATGGTTTCCCGCCGAAGTGCTTTGTTCCTGTCGCCTCGGGTGGTACACCGCCTTTCGGCAAAGACTTCAACGGTCTATTGAAGCAGGTCACGCAATGGGACCAATGGCAACAGGCCGGAGGCCCCATCGTCTTTGACGCATCGTTTCAATCATCCATCGGTGGTTATCCGATGGGGGCGATCGTCGAGATCGTTGCGGGCGGTCCGGCATTTATGTCGACGGTCGAGAACAACACTGTTGCTCCGGCTGTGGGCGCTGCGGGATGGATGCCGATTCCTACGTTCGGCGCGAATGTCACGACCGTAACGGCCACGTCCACGCTTAGCGTCTATAACGCCGGGTTGATTCTCGTCAATGCCACGTCGGGAAACGTGATTATTACGATGCCGTCCGTTGCTGGCGCCAATGGCGTGCCGCTTCCGTTCAACTTTGTTCGTGTCGATGCGAGTGCGAATACCGTCACGGTCAATGCCGCAGGATCGGACGCGTTCTGGCCTACGGGTGGCGCGTCGATACAGATTGCGGTAAATGGTTCTCTGCCTCTCTCCGGCGACGGCGTGAGTTCTTGGCGGCAAACGTCGCCAGGTATGACACAGGCATCCGGTATCGTCGGATCTGTACGTAACGCAAAAATGAACGTTGCGTCAGCAAGCGCAACTGCATCATGGACGGCCGACGAGGTTGTGCTTGAGAGTGCCCTTGCCGGACTTCGTTACTGCGTCGCTAACGCCAATGCGTCGATCAACCTAGGCACCAC